TCATGGTGCTGCCGACTTGTTGTGTGACTGATTCCACCGTGTTCTGGATTGAGCCTGCTGACGCTGGCCATGTGAGTGCGTTGTTTTGCCACATGGTTACGCCTCTGGGTTAACAGGCCAAGGGTGATCAAGCTGGATTTTCTCGCGAGCGGCAATCGCTTGGCGTTCCAGTTCGATGGCTTCCGCTTCTTTTCCCTGCAGGCGTTTGATGTTGGCCTCTGATACTAATGGGTCAACCATAGTGAAATACATGTGACGGCGCAGGTTATCAACTTGGTCAAATTCGGCGATGTATTTGGCGCTGACGTCTGTTACCCATTCGCCATCAATCCAGCGATCAAAAGCGGTTTTTCGCTCTTTGTCTGTCCAACCCTCTGGAATTAACTCTTGTTCGTCAATTTCTTTGGTTGAACCGTCTTCGCAGTTCCAGATTTGGCGCATAACGCCGTAGAAGATAACCAGCTCACCATCCCGCACAAAAGCTTGTCGGCCTGCCATCTTTGCGGCTAAAGCATCGTTATACTGCTGCTCTGTGATTTCGATGGCATCTTCGACGTGCTCTAGCATTAACGTATCTTCAAAGGCGAAAAACTTCGGTAGTAAAGTTTCTGGATTGTCCATTAGTAAATCCTCTTGTATAAGACTTCACCAAAACTGCGTGGTTTTAAACCACCAGTAATCTGAGATTCGGAAGCTGCACTAGTTATGATGAATCCAGAGATACTTGGGCCAGTTTGCAAGCTAACCCCAGGACTTATACTGTCTATCCTGTACCTGGGTGGCTGGGGTATGTTTTGTGCAATTATTCCTTGCGTTGCGGCAGGTACCGCATATACCCCCATTGTGTTCTTAAGATAAATAGTCTGCCCATTGATAGGGCTTTGCGCTGCTGAAATTACAGCTGTCGAAACTAGCTCTGGCGCACTACCCGCAAGCGTTTGTGATGTTAGCAAACCTGTGTTGTAAGCATCATTGTGCGTCAGTTTTACAAAGCGAAAGCGCGGGTCATTTGTCGGCGGCGGCGTATCGAAGGCCACTTCCATTCCGATTGGAATAGATGCGAATTGGTAGCCCGTGTCGTAGGGTACTATTGTTAAGTCTGTTGGAGTAATACTAGTCCGCTCTAAAATACCAACCTCCGTTGTTCGATTAAACGAATCAGACTGCCTAGTTACTGTCAACGGGTTAGCGTAATGGTCAGTTTTATGCATCCAAAGCTCGAATTTTCTTGAAGATATTTGCTTTGAATAAAACTCAGGGTTGTCCAGACCAAGTGATTTAGGAATGATTATAACGCTCGATTGTCCTGCTCGCTCTGAAAAGATTATATCTGCATAGAAGCGATATAAGCTTCCATAGTCGGACGCACCGAAAACAGAAATAAGCACTGCATCACCGCCGCCGAAAGGGTCTGAAGCTAATTCGCCATCCACAACTGCAATTTTTACCCACGACTCGTTTGGTGTGAAATTTTTCGTTGTAGAAAATGATGTCGGGAGTGACAAGTCCCAAAATAATTCATCATCTGAATGAGGGTCTTTTGCCCCACCATTATCTGGCCCTGACGCAGCGCGGGCGATATAGCGCAAGCCACTGCTAACAACTTCGTGGCCGATGCCGTAGTTAATAAATGGCGACCACTCTTGAGCAGCGTTGTCTGTTTTTACACGCCAATCTGTGATACTCCCATTCGCATTAATCCCCGCCAGCCTTGCAACGTAGTGTTGCTGCTGGTTTTGGTCAACGTAGTCGGTGAGCGGTGTTGCGGAGGCGCGAACGGTGACGATGTTCTGCCACTTTGATAGCACGGTACCCGTGCGAACAACATCGATATACAAACCCGTTGGCTTGGCGCTGATGGTTTGAATGACTTCGTTTTTTAGCTCGGCACGCAAGCCGCCCACGTACACCACACCCGGTGCTACTTTGTATTTGGCTGGGTCTGCTTGCTGGGTGACATCAAAGCCTTGAATGAATGCGGTGTGCCCGTAGTTATCCAAGTTCGCGAGGCGCATATCCTCTTCAATACCCAACAAGCGGGCTTGGTAGTCGATTTGCCACGTTTGCGCATCTACAGTAATGCCTGCTACTTGCGCTGCACCTGTGTATTGCTGCATTAGGTTTTTGGTGCTCGCCATGCCCGCTTCTTTGGTTTCAGTGGCTTTGTGTACCACCATGCCGCAGGAGTTTGGCACGTTTTTATCACGCAGATAGATGGCGTTGAATGTAAACGCGGCCACTGAACCGGGGATCACAACCGAATAGACCAGCGCGTTGTCGCCGAGCTTTCCTACCTGATCGATATCTTGCTGATGCACCCATGTTGATACGGCTGGTAGCCCTTGGTTACGGTCAATCGGCTGGCTTGGGTCAAGGTTTGGGATGTAGGCAAAAATCATCTCGTTCATGTCTGGCGCTTTGCCGACACTGATTTGATTTTGCAGGTACTTTTCAAACTGCAGTGGAATGGCCGTCTGGCTCATGAGTTACCCCCTAAGGTGGCGATAAAGATTTGTTGATGGTGCTCAATCGGCTGAGGCTTGAATTCGATGTGGGTCACTTCTTCCGATTTGGCGTGATAGAGTGCAAAGCTATGGCTGAACTCGCCGTGATAAATGTTCATTTCGCTTGGATAGGTCACTTGAAAGCGATAGCGGCGGCAGGTTCTGCCGTATTGTTCGATCAGCGTTTGTACTAAGCGGCTATTTTGTGAGAGTGAGCTGTCCGTCAGTTCAATCGTGCAAACATCCCACTCTACGGCGCTTTCGCGTTCTTTGAATGACACAATAGCAATGCCCAAGCGTTCAAAGATGCGCTTAAACCCTGCTACGCTGCCTGCGTCTTTTGCGTTAACGGTGGCAAACTTCACCCGCTTGCGAAACAGCCACAACGGCTCACCGTTGAATTGTTTGATGTCTCTATCCCACGCCATCAGGCGCAGAATTTTTTCACTGCAGGTGAGCGCGTCAAACTGTTGAAGCGGGAACAGCAACCAGCCGCGCACTTTGCGCATGAATGCAAACACACCATTGCTGAGAAAATAGGGTTCTATCTTCTCTTCTGAGGTGGTTTCGCCATCCTGCCACCACGGCGTTGGCGTTTGTTCTAGCTCTGGTGCTTTTTTATCCCATTCGCTCATTGTTCCAGCTCCGTGACGGTGAGGGTTTGTAAGCGGGGTTGAGTGAGCAAGCTGATGATGTCGGTTGGTTCACCGTCTACTTTGATGAGTACGGATTCGACGTTCTCCATCTTGCTGTGAATTTCATGGGCGAGCTGCGAAATGCTGAATCGGCTTTCTGGTTTCGCTCTGGTCATTTCTGGATAAGCCGCTGTTTCACGGAATGCGGCACGAATGCGGTTTTCTACTTCCAGCAGTTCATTGATTTTCTGCATCTCATCGAGATTCGCGACAAAGACCACCTGCGCACTGATGCTGTGCTGAGTCTCTGGAATGGCTAAACAAGTCAGCACGTCACCGTGGCCGTGGTGGCCGTCTTGCATGATGTGTTTATTGAGTTGATCAAGCACATGCTGTGGCGTTGCGCCCACTTCCATCAGAATGTAAGCATTCGCGCTACCCGGTGTGATGTGGCCTGTGTTTTCAAAGAAGATGTTATCACTACGGATCCCCGCCACGCTGGCAATCATGGCGCGGTAAACATCGTCGATGTGCCATTCACCCGCACTGGTAAAGGCGTTTTGTAGGCGTAGGGCTAATTCTTCGTCGCTTTCTTGGTCTGCGCCGAGTTGGGTTATCCAATTCGCTTCATTGGTGACAGAGACAATGCCCGATACACCCTGTGGCAGAATGCTGAAATAGCCGGCGGGCAGGTTGTAAGCGGCTCCCGCTTCACTGGCTTCACACAAGACTTTGCCGGAGGCTTGCCCCGCTTTGATCACCGTGGTTTTGATTACGGTGAGTTTGTACACCTTGCCTTCAATCTCTGGCGTTTGAATAATGGTTCCTGCTTCGATACTGGTTTCATCTGCGGCGTTGGCTTTGGTGAAGGTGATTAAGCCTTGGGTGCTCACTGCACCTTTGGGCGTGACGTTGTATTCCCATGCTTTTAGCTCTAGCGCCCAACGTTCCGCCGTACCCACAAAGATGTTGGGCATGACATGCCCTGCTAGCAGTGTGCGGATCATCCACACAGCAGGTGTCACAACGGCAGCGCGAACCCAACGCCAGAATGGCGACATTTGCGAATCGTTGGATAACAAACTACCCGATGCTGTTACGTCTGCTTTGAGCGCGGCCTCGAAGGCATCCTCAGTAACGGGTACGCCCGATTCTGAGAGTATTTCGACAAAGTCGGCCTGCGGTCTTTTGCTCATGCGATCACCTCGGTGCTGATGGGTTGCTCGTAGTCGTATGCGTTGGCAGTGAGTAGGATGTTTCCTGCTTCGCTTTCGGTGGCTTTCGCCGTGCCGGGAATAATGCGGTTATCCAACTCGGCTTTTTGTTCGATTTGCAGCAATACGTCCGCACGTAAAATGGGGTTACGTTCTGCCACTAATTTGCGTGCCAGCCCGCTTTCCATGATTGCGTGCTTAATGTCCTGCGCGATGCTGTAAAGGTCGCTGCATTGGGTTGGCTGCGCTCCGGCGTCTATCTTCCAGCCGCCGTCGATTACTTTGATATCGATATAGCGTTTATCCGGCATTGAGTTCATCCCATTCTGCAAGCTGTTCTGGTGTCATGCCGCCTTGTGGCGTGATGTAAACATCACCGTACTGGCGCACGTTATTGGTTGTGCGGCTTTCGCTGCTGTTGAGGTTGTTCACCATGTTTTTGGATAGCTGCGGGGTGTTCTCTGGCCGTTTGTAGTCGATGAGTGTGCTATCCATGCTTGGGCGCGAGGCTTCAAGCGCCGCGACATCTGGCAGTACAGGAACGGCTTTTGCGATGGCGGGTTGGGTTTCTGGTACTGGCACATCGGGCAGTTCTCCGGCACGCCATTCGATGTTGATGCCGGGGATCATGTTGAGCATTTCAATCACGCCATCTATGGCGGCGGCGATGATTTTGAACCAAGTGGTATCCGCAAAAGAGGCTTTGATTTCGTCCCACCAGTAAATCATTGCGCCGACTGCAGCCACTAAAGCTACGATGCCCGCGATAATCCATGTGATTGGGTTTGCCCACAGCGCGGCGTTGAATAACCATGTGGCGGCGGTCATGGCAATGGTGCTAATGCGCAGCACTTTGAATACTCCGCTCAGTACCGCTGTGGTCACTGCCCAGCCACCTGCCATCATTTTGGCTATTCCCATCACGAGCGAGAGAGAGGCAACCACACCGCCCAGCGATAGCGCACCAATGGCGGCATAACTGAGCACTTCGGTTAGCACGGGATATTCGCTGGTCATGGACGTGAGCCACATGAGGCCATCGGCGATGCTGCCTGTGACGGCGTTGAAGGCAGGTAAAACCATGCTGAATGCCGCAGCTCGAATGGCGAACCATGAAGCTTCTAAGCGTTGGGATTGATCGGTCATGGCTGCGGCCATCTGTTCCGCTTTCCCCATACCTTTGGTTTGTCCTAAGCTGTCGATACTGGCTGCAAGCCCTTGCGTGTCAGCCATCAGTAATTTGATTAAGCTGACCGCCTCATCAGAACCAAAGGCTTTTTTCAGTTCGTCAGATTCGGCCACGTCTAGTGTATCGCCGAACTTGCCTTGAAGTTTTTCGAGGATATCGAGCATAGGCAACATTTTGCCTTGAGCATCCACAAACGAGAGATTGAGTTTATCTTGTGCACCACCGACACCCGCAAGGAAGGCTTTGTATTTGGTACCCGCTTCGCTTCCGCTCATCGTTGATTGCAAAGTACCTAAAATCGCCATCTGTTCTGACATGGCGATACCTGCTGCGGTCGCGTTCGCGCCAACGCTGGTAAATGCGCTGCTCATCTCCATACCTGTGGTTTTAAACATTTGCACGGCGCTGGCCGTCATGCCTGCCACATCTTCAACCCATGCGGCCTTGCCCATTTCCTCAGCTTGATTTTTGAAGATGCCGTACATGGTACCCATGTAACTGGTGATGGTTGCAGTATCTGCTTTGGTTGCAGCAGCGAGCACACCGGATGCTTTAGTGAACTGTGAGAGTTCTTCACCTGTTAAGCCCGCGATTGCAGATTGAATATCGTAGGATGCTCCGACAAATTCGGTCGCAGACTTTCCATAGTCTGAGGCAAATTCGAGCGCGGTTTGTTGTAGCTGCTTTAGTGCTTCATCGGTCACGCCCAGTGATTTCACTTCACCGAGTTTTCGATCCATTTCAATGGCGGGCATCAACGCATTTTGAATGGCAACGCCTGTCGCCCACAAGCCAGCACCACCCTTTGCAGCCTGTTCCATGCCTTTTTCAGCGGCACTCATAGCTCCATTAATTTCATTGGTGATTCCTGCTAGGGGCTTGGTAACTTGGTCAACTAACCCGATTACCATCATCAGTTTTTCATCCATTCGGTTACCATTTAACGTTTAAACAGCTTCGAGATTGCGGACATCACCGCATGTTCGGTGCGATCTTTCTCTAATTTATCCAGCCACAGTGCGCGGGCGAGGCTTTGCGGGTCATCATCTTCATTGGGTAGGTAATGACGCCGCAAAATGAGCGCTTGTTCGATGCCGTTCTCTTCAATGCGCTCTACCCGCTCTTTTAGTTTTTTAGGGTGATGGTGATGCCGCCTTTTGAGGCTTCATACACTTTGCCAAATAGCTCGATGATTAATCCCGGCACGGTGTTCATCAGCTCCACCAGTTCTTCTTTTTGTTCTTTATCCACGGTGCGCTCTAGGTAAGTGCGGGCTGGCTCAACTTTGTTGTCACCGGATACTCCGTTCACATAGTTGTTGGCATC